ATCTCCTGAGTGATGTCAAACGCCACGGTGCCCCCGAGGTAGAAGAAAGAAGGGGGAGGTTGCCCTCCCCCTCTCGGTTAGACCGACTTCGAGCTGGACGAATCGGAGTTCGACGAGGTCGAAATATCCGAGTTCGAGGACGCGGAGATTGTCGAAACATCCGAACCGGATGAGTTCGACTGGCTGGATGCCGAACTCACCGACACGCTCACGCTCACCGAGTTCGAGTTCGAGGAATCGGAACCGCTCGAAATCGATGCGCTCACGCTCAGCGAGTCGTTGTCCTTCGGCTCGCCCAGGCGACCGCGCACGTACCCATCAGTACTCGTCGCGGCCAGCGTGCACTCGGCGATGAAGAAGTCACCGGCCTTGGCAAGCGCACGGGTGACAGCCTCGTTATGCCCGCGGGACCAGAAGATCCGGTCGAGTGCCGCGAACGTCACGCCCGCGCGTTTCTTGAACGCGAACTCGCCCTTGATCTGCGCCTCGCCCGCGCCGCCGATTGCGAGATCGCCACGCGCAACCATTCCGATGGTCTTGCCCTCGGAATTGTGGACGTGGAACACCTCGCCGTCAACGAGAGCCTTTGCCTCGTCGTCATTCACCACCGTGATCTGCTCGTGCTGGTCGATTGACCCCACGAGAAACGCTTCGTCGACTCTGATCGTCATACTGCCTCCTGGTTAGAGTTTCTGTTTCAAGAGAAAACGGGTGCCCTCGCTTCTCCTGCTACTCGCGACGACTACACGCCGACGTTCTTGTACCAGCCGCGATAGTCGACAAATGCGACTTCGAAGAAGTGCTCGATGTCGAAAATCAGGCCTTTCACTTCACCGGCCCCGCCCATCTTGCTCTGCGTCTGGGGAGCCTCGCGGCCAGCCAGAGAGAGAGTGAGCGCGTGGTCGATCGCCATCGGGTCCTGCACGAGCAGGTAGCCGTTCGTGGTCGGGATCAGGTCGTCAACCAGCGATTCGATCACCGGTTCCAGACCCATACTCCCGCCCTGTCGGAACAGATTGTCGGTCATCTGGTTCACGTTTGCCGGAGGCGTGGTGAACGGCACATACACGTTTGAGGTGAACTGACGCACAGTCCACTCGCTCCGAGCACCGGTCACGATCAGCTTCGGCGGCATGTTCAGTCGGAGCGTGCGGGACTGTCCGCCGTCCGGTGCCAGCCGAGGAAAACGACGCATCGCGACAAACGCAGCAGTGAGGGTCGTCTGGGAGATCGCCGCGCCCGCAGCGGCTAGGTTGCCGTCGGTGGCGTTGAACAGCGCACGGCCTGTTTCGTTGAGGGTCGGACCGTTGCCGGTGAGCAGCGTCCGCCAAAAGCGGTCGTTGATCTCGCGAGCAATCGCGCGACCGAACTTGTAGGGCAGGTCGGTGAGCTGGTCGAGACGGTCATTGATCGCCATCTCCTCGGTATACGAGAACGCGCGGCCCCACTTCTTGAGCTGGGCATGTTCAGTCTTGTCCGAGATAACACCGAGCTTGGGCGGTTGACCTTCGGGAATCTCAAGCACGTCGGGCGCCCCGCTCGTCTTGTACATGTCAGCCTGCTTCAGGTCCGACAGTGTGATATTCCTTGACACCCGCTGATAGGTCGTGGTCTCCTCGCCGTAGCCCTTCAACACGATCGAATTCGCTGCCGTCGAGAGCACGGAGTTCAGATCGTTCGTGTTCATGCCCATACCCATCTTCGGACGGATGCCGGCCACCTCGTAGCCCAGCAATGCCTTGAACAGGCCTCCGACGTCGCAGGACTCTGCATTCGCAACGCCGGCCCTTTTGCCGAGGAAGCGCAGCATGCCCTGAAAACCGATGATCCCCGCCATCTCACTTGAGCGGAACTCCTGAACCTTCTTCGGGTCGGTCTCTTTGCCGCCGCGAACAAGGATCGAGTTTACGAGCCCGCCGCGGACCTTGTCGGTCTCGTCGACGCCAACACTCACGCCCACGCCGACCATCGCCCCGCGGATCTTCTCCAGCACCTTCGCCTGCGCGGCCTCGATCGTCACGGTAGGAGCGATCAGTTCGTTCACGAACGTCTCGTCGCATCCCGCGAGACCGGCGCACATCGCACGAATCGCGGTGATTCGCTTGTGTTCGTCGTTTCGCGCCTGGGCCTGGGCTTCGGAGATTTCCTTCGCGCGTGCCTCAGCAGTCACGCCTTCGAGCTGTGCCTTCGTCTTGATGACCTTCCCGGTCTCATCGACCAGGTCTCCGTGTTCGTTGAACTTCATACCTGCACTCCTTGTTATGGGTGGAACTGTTTGTGGTCTGTTTTCAGGTTTCACCAAGGCCAACACCTTGACTTTGCATTCCGCAACCCTCGCCCGCGCTGAATTCTTCGGGTCCTCCTTCTCTGTTGGGTTCAGGATCTCGTCCGCAAATCCGATTTCTTTGGCCTCGGCTGCACTCATCCAGGTCTCCGCATCCATGATCGCCGACATCTGTTCACGAGTTGTATTCTTCGCATGCCTCATGTACGCACTAAGAATCCCCTCCTTCAGTTTGTCAAGGATTTCGGCGTACTTCCTCAGCGTCTCAGCGTCCCCGCCAATCCATATCAGCGGGTTGTGAATCATGTACATCGCGTTCTCGGGCATCGCGATTTTTCCGGGGTCCGCCGCCATAGCCAGCACCGACGCCATTGACGCCGCTAGGCTGTCGATAGTCACGCGAATCGGGACTCCGTAGGATAGCAATTCGTTGTAAATCGCGTTCCCCTCAAAAACCTCACCACCCGGACTGTTGATCCTCAAGTGAATTCCGTTCGCCTTCGGCTCTTCCTTGAGCTTCGAGATGAAGTCCTTCGCCGAGATCCCCCACGATCCGATTTCGTCGTACACGAGTATTTCGAGTTCTCCGCTTGACTCTTTCTTCATCTGAAACTTCAGTGTCGGCATCGTGTCCCCCGTATATCCGGGTTGAGTTTATCGCTTTCGCGTCGGTTAACGTCAATGGTTTCGTAACGATCATATCGGCTTGATTTCCATAAGCGCACGCGCGGCTGCTTCGTCGGCACCTTCGTCGTCCTGATCCTGAGTATCCGCTGCCGCCTGTGCTGCTTCCGCTTCCAACTGTAAGGGCATTTTCAACCCGAGGCCGTCCATGAACGTCTGCTCAATCGCGATCTGCCGGAGTTCGGAACGCCAGTCCTTACCCCTTGACGAGTAGTGATCCGAGAGCGTGGTCATTTTGTTCGCATACAGATCGATCGTCGCCTTCGCGTCCTTCGTCGGGTCTACCCAATCCCAGCCCGGCATCTGCCAATGGCACTGGTTATACGTCCACGGGTCCGCGAGGTAGTCCGCATACGAGAGCGGGGCCATCTTGCCGGACAGAAACATCCACTTCACGAAGTTCTCATAGTCAACCTGGCAAACCTCTTTCGAGAACCACTTCTGTATCATCTGAAAAATACGGCGGTCTTCGAGGATATTCGCTCGCGAAGCCGCGAAATTCATGCCCTGCAAATCCTTTGTCAAGATTTGATACGAGAGACCGGTTCCGATGGCGATCGATCGTTGACAGAGGCGGGTGAGAGGGTCAAACACGTCTCCGGTCGGGGTCCCCGCACTGACAACCTTCGGCTCCGTGCTTGAGTACATGATCCGCGCCGGTTCCCACTGGATTTTGTTGTTCTGCATGCCCTTCGCAAGCCCTGGCGCGTCGTTTTTGTGAACCCATAGCACGATCATCGCCCGAATCCGGGATGCGGTGAACTCGTCTTCCATCAGCGACCCCAGATCCCACAGCGAGGTCAGCACAGGCGCCTTCCAGGGCACTCCGATATACTGTTCTGGTCGGCGCCGACGGAAGCGGCAACTGAAATTCTCGGCGGAGATCGGTTCCTTGATCCCCTCGATCCAGTACCGAATCGGTGACCCGTATTCGTCAAGATCGATACCGTACTGAGTCTGCTTCATCGGCTCGTTCTGGCCCGTGGCTTTAACGAACCAGTCCTTCGAAAAATCGAGACGGTCGGGCTCGATAATCTGATAGGACACAGGGAGGAACGCATTTCGGTGTGACGGAACCGAATTCACGCACACCGATCCTGAGTTAATCAAGGTCTTCAGCATCAGCGACTGGCACTCGTAGTACGTTGACTTACGCGTGCGGTCCCACTGGTCATTAGCCCGCTTCCAGCCCTCGGCGAGCTTGGTATTCACGTCCTCGGCCAGTGTCCCCGGCGCCGACTCCACGGTTGGCTGCGGCCTTATTCCGTTATGGACAATATTACTCTGGAATACGTTGTCGATGTTCTCAGAAAGGCCGTTATTATCCGAGGACTCGCGCGAACGCGCGATCATGCGTTTCAGGTCCTTGGATATATTATCGAACGGACTCCCGTTTGCCGTCGGCCAGTCGTTACGAGTGCGCGATGTCGATGCCGCATCGTAGTACATCGTCATCCGGCGGTCAATCTCGTCGAAAATCCGACGCGCACGCGGCAGATGATCGAGGTTTGCGCCCACGCGCGCGCCCACGTTAAGTAGAAAATTCCCGATGCGCTCAGTGATTTTCATGCCTTGTTGAACTCCACTGGGAGGAATCCCCCGTATGTCGTGTCGAGATCGTCCGCGGCGAGGGCTTTCGCCGCGGCCAGCGCCTCCGCCGGCGTGAGGTACCGGTGTTCCCGGTCACCGATCTTCACTGACGCAATTCCGCGGGACGCAATGTCGATCGCACGTTCTTCTGGCGTCATCGTGTCCCCCTAAAATAACGAGCCCCGTGCTTGGATGACTCCTGGCAGGGGCTCGTGGGCCGTGGACTGGACGGCGTTGCTTTATGCATCAGACCCCTTGTGTTGGGGGTTGCTATCGTATGAATACAATATCTATACCCGCAATGCGCGAAGTCAAATGCGTTGTTTTCTTTTGGAAAAAACCTTTCCATCTATCCCATATCCTTGCACAATTTCGACCTCGTCGTGGATTGTGTCATCCTTGAGCATGTGAAACGTATCGCACGCACAGTTAAGATGACTCACGATAAATAACTGAACATCACTCGGAGTGCAAGTCTCTCCGCGAACCCACTTGTACATGTAAACTTTTTTCCGACGCGCCCCGACGTAATGAAATATTTTCAACGTGTCGCCAACACGAATAGGGACTCTATTTCTATCATAAATTTCTCGCATCAATCCTCCTTCGTTATCCGCGCCGCCCCCTCCGCCCCTGGAAATAACTGGACCGATCGTCTCCCGAATCGTCCTCCGGTTCTGCGCTCTCAGTCAACGCCGCGGGCCGTTTCGTAAGCGTCGCCACCGTTGACGGATCGAATAGCAACGCCTCCAGTCCTTGCGCCTTGCATGCCGCGTGCACGTAGTTCTCGCATGACCGGTAGTGATTAGGCTCGATTTTCACGTACACGAGTTTTTTATTTCCGTGCGTGTCAATCTTAGGCTCGATGTACTCGTTCCGCACCTGGTCCAAATAATCCTGCGTCACGTCCTCGGGCAGGTGGAACCGCGCCGACGCCATTATCCCTGTCACCTCTCGCGAGAGTATCATCGACTGACCCATCCACCACTCGCCGTTCGACGACTGTTCGACGACGGGCTTTTTGAAATCCACGCGCGAACTACCGATGTACGGTTTTATCTGATTGAACCGCTGGCATATGTAATCAATGTCTTCGGATCGGTGTCCTCCGCGGTCGAGAAACCCGAACCATATTTCTAGTTCTGTGCCGTCCTTCCGGATAAATGGAGACGCGAACACGCCGGCGCGGAATCTCTCGTATGCCAACTGATGAGGGTCCTTGCCGTCCTCAGTTTCATTCTTCTTCACCGCAATAAACCCGGATCGCACCAGGTATTTCTCCATGCCGCGCCCAAACCCGGACACGACAAAATAGAATCCATCGTCCTGACCGTCGGAACCGAGTACCAACGTCAGCACCTCATTCGGTATTTCTCCGTCCCTGAACTGTCGATACGGGAGTTTCTTCTTCAGTAGGTAGTCCTCGGATATCTGTATCGTCTCCTCGGTCCAGAATTCCCCCATGTCCTCGTTCATGAATGTCTGCATGGCCTCCGTTCCCTTCCGTTGCGCGGCAAACCATCGCGACAGTGCCTCCGCGAACGTAAACGAGTAATCGACAAACCGCGAATACTGGAAACTCTTCTTCTTCGTCGGTTTTCTACCGATTACGGCTCCGTCAACGATTTTCTCGCCTTCCGCGGCCCAAACGACGCGCGCGCACATCTCGATGCGGTGTTTCTCCTCAATCGTCTGTTTGCAGACGATACATTCGTACCGCGCCGCTCGATCCCGCAGTATTCTTCCTGGGTCGTGGTCCATTTCGCCGCGCGAATTCGAGATTTCCTTGACTTGACGTATCGTCAACACCTGAAATTTACCACAATGCGGGCACGGATGGTATGCGCGGAGGTTCAAAACACCCGACTGTTTCATCTCTTCGTCGAGGCAATCGCCGACAAACAGCGGCGAACTCTCGAAAATTGCCTTGTGTCTACCTATGATCCGGTACGCTTCTTGACGTCTTTTCAGGCTTTCGATAGGGTTCCAGCCCCGTTTTTTGCGGTATTTCGAGACTTCTGAG